TAATAGATTTGTAAGGTTATCCATTCGTGTGATATTTGCCAGTTTGCCGAAATTGACACAACCGAGGATACAGAGAGAAATCATACCATTTTTCGGGTCATAATCGTGTATGTTTTCTTTCTTCGTCCTCTTTAATCCTTCAAACATCATTGCTTTAGTCGGTAGAAATATCTCCGAGCATAGATTGGTCTGTGTCACTGGCTCTATGAACATTCCTTGATTATTGACATTATCAATAAAGTGGATGTAAATACGACCAGTTCCGACTCGCTCTTTCACAAGTTTATTGAAAAGTTCTACTGCTGGGACCGTTCTTTTCCTAATATTGCGCCTATTCTCATATTGTAAGTACGCTTTCTCAAACTTTTTACTGTCACCATAATGCTCAAACAATTCAGGTACATCTTCAGAACTAAACAAAGTAAAGTCCTGCTTCTTCATCAACCTATCAATGAAGATGTTTGGAATACCGATTGAATAATCGATAAACCTCGCTCGGGTTGTATTGGAACCTTGATTGTTCTTATACTCAAGAACATTCATAATCTCCCAATTAAAAATCGGATAGTTAACTACAGTAGCACCAGTCCTCAATGAATTCTGAGTGAACTGTTTTGATACTGACTCAATTGCTTTAAGAATGGGTAGAGCACCAGTATGCTTAACGGTACCTTGCTTAACAGGTGCCAGAACACCACGCACCTCACCCATATCGATTCCAATACCCGCTCTCTGACTAGTCATTAGAGATGTAGCGTACTCGGTTGCTAGAATAGACTCGGCAGTATCGCCCATCTTTATCTTACAACACGAACTGTACATTTTCAGTTGAGTACGTACACCAGAAATGATTGGTGTAGGTAGTGAAATCTCATCATTCTTTAATGCTGTATAAAAATCAATAATCAATGCTTGTCTGTTTTTAACTTCGTCTGCAAAGATAACCATAGGAATAATCATAAATGTTTCCTGTGGCATTTCCAAAAGAGTATCTTTATCTTTTACATCACGAATTAAATACTTATTTGCTAACTGAACCACGGACGCATATCCACGATTCATATCATTCTCATAGTCTAAGAAGGTACCAAGATTAGCAATTTCTTCTTCTGTGTATTTCCTTAGAATATCTGGTGAGTATAATTTGTTTGCTACGTGATTTTTAATATACTCATAAAATTTGGTAGGCTTAATACCTTGATATACTTGCTTACGCATATCTGTAATAAGCAAACGACCTGCAAAAATGTCATAGTCGGGTTCCGATGAGCAAATCTTTTCCGCGGCACTTTTGATGAGCGTTTGCTGTATATCTTCTGACGATATCTTATTAACAATTTTAATATGAGCGTTAATGGCGGTTTCAGAAATGGACACATTTAGCCCATTACTACACCATTCCAGCATCGTGTGTATTTTATCATAATCTAGTGGTTCAAAAGACCCATCTCTTTTGCGTACTAGATTTTCCTTAATTTCAATCATTTCGACTCCATAAAACAATTCGATGCCCTGGCCTAAACACCGTTTTCTCATTCTTCCATAATATCATATTATATATGGAACTCAACTTACTATTTATAAAATAGAGGAATTATCTGCGGCTTGCGATAGGAGAATTATATTCACTCTTAATGTGATCCTTTAACTCCGTTGAACTGAATCTGTGGTCACGCCTATTGTAGAAAATTTCTATGTTAGGTAGGTCGTCTCCAGTGAACGATTTGTTTCTATAGTCCTCCCCTATGAACCTTATATTAATATGAAATAATTTAATTAAATCAATTAATTCTTCTTCTGAATTGTATGGAACTATTTCATCAACATATTTTACAGCGGACAACTGTGTATATCTTTCCACTACAGTCTGCATACACTTTTTGCCAGTTGGATTAACATTAAGTCCTACAATTAGTTTGTCACAATTCTCACTAGATTCCCTCAACATTGCTATATGGCCTGCGTGAAGCAGGTCAAACGATGATGCTGTAAATCCTAATTTTTTAACCATTATCATCCCGTCGCTAAATAATTTTTAGTTTTCTTATACTTCTCAAGAGAATATCCCCAACTATTCATCAGTTCGTTTATAGTGTCATAGTTTTTATCCCAGATTTCAATATACATCTTTGGCCGATACTTGTCAATGGTTTTCCTAGCGCCAAGTAATACTTGTTTCTCCCATCCCTCTACGTCTATCTTTATAAAGTCCATTTTGGGAAAATTAAAACTATCTAGTGTTTTTGTATTTACATTCACTACCCGACGATTTTTTGTTCGAGGAAACATTTCTGACAGTAGACTTGATTGACCACTGTTACTATTTTTTGTTGTCATAGGAAGAGTGGATTCAGTATTAGATAATGCACACGTAATTAATCGTATGTTATTCAAATCTGTACAATTCCTTACGTGACATTCAATATGCTTAAATAGTGGTTCAAAACATATGACATTTTGAAAGTCTTTTGATAATCTCTGTGACCAGATTCCAACGTGGGCACCTATATCAATAGCCAAGTTGCCACTCAACTTGAGTTTATTGTATTCTGCTTTCTCAAAGCCCTTACCCCATTGGTTCCAAGTCTCCGTTTCTGGTATCCAGATTCCTTTCTGTTGCTTCATACTCTATTGCCCTTCTTGTCTGTATTCGTCAAGACAAGTCCATAATTATTATCACCTTTGGGGATTGGTTGCAATCCTTTCTTGTATCTCAACTTGTTCTTCTTGAAGGGCCCATAATCACAATAATGATGCCACCTTCCGTACTTCCATACAATTCGACATACATCTGGGTGCATATCTACAAGCATTTGAGACTTCTTGATTGTACCATCAGTGTTATATCCAGTTTCTTCAAATTCTTCGTTGTCCGTGCCTTCGGCGTGGTAAAATTCTTCCGTATTGCCACCCTTTACTGTCTGTGTCGCACATTTCCCTTGAAGAAAGTGATTGAATTGTACCGTTACGTCTCCATCTTTCAAGATACGTAGCGATAAGTCTGTATCTTCGTTATATCGCCCTCTCCATCGATGGACTCCTGAATTCTTAATGAGATTGCAAGAGTATATTCGAGTGTTAGTCACATACGGCGGATACTTTTGATTAGGTGCTATGAAGAATCGATATTGGAGACCAGCCATTTGGATGTTCTCATATCTGTCACAAAAATCTTCGCACGACCTGAACAATGCTCCATTCTCTACTCTGTATCTAAAATTCTTATGCAGTCTATAGAAGTCTGCGATGTTATCATCCATTACCCAGTGCCATTCGGCTCCGAGTACGTCTTTTGCGTGGTCCCAACACCAATTTCGTGCCCGCCCTGGCCCATCACCGTGATTACTAAAAGGTAAAAGCAAAAGCGTAGCATACGGATGTAGTTGAAATTTATCAAGGGCTCTTTCATAAGGTTCTTCGTCTTGGGGTTCAATAGCAATATAGTGGTAAATCTTCATCCGAGATAAACTCTTAGAAGTAATCATACTGTCAGCCCGTCCTTTGGATATCGTATACAAAGGATATTGTGGATAGTGTATGTCTGTCACGGGCATTTGGTATTCACCTGTTTGAAGTGAGTTTCTTGTATATCTTCATATACAACTATAGCGGTCAAGGACATAATCATACAAAAGATAAACAGTATTAGAATTTTCATATCACATTTTCCATAATTAATCACGTATTTACCAAGAGTTCAAACAGCAAATTCAAAAAGACCTTGGTTTTTCTTTTTGAAATTAGCTCTCCTTTAAAAGAACGATTCTAGAGAAGTTTCTCCTGAGGGTTTGTATGCTTTTTTCCAATATTTAGTATTCTTGATTTTACCATCCTTCTCACTTATTTTCAGAGCGTGAGGATACTTACTCTGAATGTACTTTATTGCATCCATATGTAAATCGGTCTGATAATAATTTTCGGGTTGGTCATTTTTGTCAAACATAGCGGTCCATACCAAACGAGATTCCTGGAGCGTCTTATCAAACAAACTCTGGTTTTCGTACAACCACTCTGTTGCTTTCCGCGTGTTAATTCCTCGAGATAATACTTCAAAAAGAAAAAGGACATCCTCTGCTATTCTGATAGAGGTGATATCCATATCATCAATCACTTTTGACAACATTCTTCCATCGTGGAATATATAGGAATATACCCCTCTTGTATCTTCGTAATAACTGCTTTGTGGCGGTATTCCTGCATCAGAAAGACCGATAACTCCAATATCCTTTTCATCGAGCCATTTATCCATGATTTCGTACATTGAAAGAATTTCCTCTTCTGTAGCAAAACGTTTAGACTTTTCCATATTAGATTTTCCAGTCCAATACTTTGCGTTTCTTCGTTTGATTAGTATGTCATCATCAGCAACACAATATTTGATCGCTCCTGCGTGT